CATACGTTCAGAACTATTTGTAAGAACTGCTAAATTATGAATACCTGCGGTTTCTATATATGCCCCACCATTATCAGCACCAATGTTTAATGTTGCATCAGTTGCCAAATCTCTTGTAAATGATGATATAGTTGAGGAGGAGGTAAAAACAGACAAAGTATTTGCTGGACTTGTAGTTCCTATACCTACATTCGTACCATTATCATAAACCAAACTATTCCCCAAACTATTAGCTCCTGTAGCTTTTGGAATGTAGTTAGTTGTTAGTGTTCCTGTATGGTAAGAGTTTGAGTCTACGCTGCCATCTGCTTTTAAGAATTGTGAACTAGTACCGCCTGATTTAATAAAAGATACTCCTGTAATATTTCCGTTATGGTCTACTTTAGAGGTGGTAGTTCCATTCTTTTGCCATCTTGTCAAATCAGAAGTTGAAGCCGTTGCACTATTAATAATTTCACCTACTCCGGTTGAATTATTATTAACTGTAAATCCGTTTCCGTTAGAGTTGTTGTTTACGGTAATTCCATTTCCAGAAGTCGAAGCAGTCACCGTTATAGCCGTGCTGCTTGAGGCAGCTGTAAAAGTATTTTGACCTGTAAACGTTTTATTTCCTGATATTGTTTCAGTCCCTGATAAATGAACTACTGACGAATTTGTAGCATATACATTTGAGTCTACACTTCCATCCGCTTTTAAGAATTGTGAAGAAGTACCGCCTGACTTAACAAAAGAGGGGGCGTTTAATGTGCCATTTACCGTTAAAAATTGGTTTGAAACAGATGAATCAAATTGTCCGTAAATCAACGCTTTTACCCTAGCGTCAGATTCACTAGCCCTCTGAGCATTATCTATAAACAGTTTATTAGACCCGGATTCGTAATACCCAGCATAAGCCCCTACAAAAACATTACCACCCCCTGCTAAGTTATACCCTGAATTAGCGCCTAAGACGGTATTACCCCATCCAAAATCACCGCCCGCATATCCTGTCCTGAATCCAACTAAGGTGTTTAACCAGGCATTTACTGAGGTGTTTCCAGAATCAGTCCCAATACTCGTGTTAAAGTATCCTGTGTTTTTGTTCAGCGAATTATTACCTATAGCCACATTGCCTTGCCCAGACACCATGTCGTGCAAAGATTTACTACCCACGGCTACATTGTCTAGCCCTGTAGTATTCAAGAAAAGCGCATACTGACCTACTGCACTATTTGTATTGCCAGTTGTATTAGAAAATAATGCAGAGTACCCCAGAGCCGTATTGGCTAGCCCAGTCGTGTTGTTGTTCAAGGCGTGTACAGCAAATGCAGAGTTTTCGTAACCTGTAGTGTTGGTTACAAGTGCGTAGTTTCCAAATGCTGAATTTCTGTAACCTGTCGTGTTCGCGGATAAAGAGTGCGTTCCGAAAGCTGAATTTGAATACCCCGTATTTAAATTGAAACTGTCGTATCCGAAAGAGGTGCTTCCTATGCTTGCAAATCCTATGCGGCTATTATTAGAAAAAAATTGAGACCCAGTAGTATTAACCCTTGGCACAGCTAAGGTTAATGACCCGTCAACTATATTATCATCGAAAAAAGTAGTAGTATTATCCGTAACTACAGTTAATAGATTTTTAATTACAGAATCAAAAGGATTAGCTACAGTTCTGTATATCTTCCTACCTATGACTAACGGATTTGAAGATATTGGAATATTTACCCGTACCTGACTAGCCGACACGGTTATAGGTAAATAATCGCCTGATTCGGTTTCGCCATCAGCAGTGTAGTAGGTGACACCATAGTAATATGTCCCTGTTAAGTTTCCAGCTGTTAATAAGTCCGTAACGGTTAGAGGTACTGGATTGTCAACACTTTTAAGAGATAAATTGGTTGCTGTCAACGTGCCATTTCCTTTTACCGAAAAAGTATCGCTTCCACTTCCATTCTGAACAACTAAAACATTATCCGTGTCCGCTGCTGAACCTCTTTTAAAAGAAACTGCTCCCAACCCTGTAGAGGTTGTTATTAAATTTCCTTTATCGTATGAACTTTGTAAGTCTATTTCTTGTAAAGCATCATAAACAGCATTTTCACTTGGAGCAATAGAATTAATGCCATTACGAATAGTGTCAGATACTTTGCCATCAATAGCTATTTGAGTTTGAGTTGATACTGGTAAATTAGCAGGTAAAATTTTCCCCTGTGTGCCTGTTGCGCTTGTGGTTGTTATATATGCAGGCGAAGTAACTGTTTGTGCTGCGTTATTTTTAATGCCATAATCAAATACTTGCTCCTCCCCCGTGTCTGTTTGAGCAAAAACACAGCTTGATATTAATAGTAAAATAAATAATAATTTTTTCATTTTGTTTTAATTTATAATTATTGATAGAATGCACTAATATAATTTCCTACTACGGTAGGCTTTTTTAAAGTAATAATATTACCAGATTGTGTAAAGGTGTCAACTTGATACGCATTATTTGCTGTTTCCTGGAAGTATTGAGTCTTATTGTTAAAAACCATTTTAACTATCGCTCCATCAGGAACTAAAAAATTTTGAGTATTAGCAACAGTAATTTTAGGATAATCAATAAATTGCAATTCCCCAGCCCCTAATCCAATAACATTATTTTTCTTTATCTTTTTAGACGTACCTTCTGCACTTTCTGTTAAATCAGACTTGTCTACAATATACAACCAATCATCATTCGCAGGAGTTAATAATTCTGGTAAATCTGTAATCTTTCTATTTGCCATTTTATCGGTAAATTAATTTGTCATTATTTTGAGTAACCATAAAATCATCATTTTGAAACAATAAGAAAAAATCTTCTTCTGTCAATCCAACTGCTGCCAAATCTTCTATAAAAAAACTCTCTTTTTCTTCCTGTCCTGTAAGCGTAAACCTATATCCGTTCAATTCCCCTTTTGCCCCACCTGTTACATAATCTATTGCTCCGCATTGCATTCCGTTATAAAGTCCAAAAATACGATATAAGCCGTTGTTGTCTTGAAATACTAGCCTATAATCATTTTTAATTAACTGGTCAAATTCTCGACTCGTAGTTGCCTTAAATGACATTGATATAGTTTGCTCATAAAACTTACCCCCTTCGTTTTCTTGTATTCTTTCGCTTGCTTCTGGTGTTGTTAAACTATCAAAACGGTGTATAAATGTATCTGGAAAATCAACCAATATATTACCGTTAGTTATAATTTGAGAACGGTTATATTTTTGCCATTTTAAAAGCCATACCGCTTTGACTCCTGCAATATTGCTTCTGCATTTTCTATCGTAACCATTTACAATTTCCATCCTGCACTAAGATTTATTCCCTTAAGGGCATTTACTTCGTCCTGATATGTTTTATATTCAGTTAATGGATTTTTGCATATCCATTTGTTAAATCTTAAAACATACATTTGAGCAAGTGCCTTATATTTACCAGCTAAAAACTGAACCTCTTGTTTATCCACAACTTCTAAGTTTTCGCCTGTATGTTTATAGATACCACCATTATCTACCATATAAGAAGCAATTTCAATATACTGAGCTAAAGATTCGTTTTTAGTAATTGGCTTTATAAAATCATTGTATAATTCTAAATATAAGCCAGCTAATGTATTTGCTTCTTTGTCTGCTTTTATTTTATCATATAGCTCTGAACCTAACAATGGTTCAATAGTTGTTAATTGTGCGTTTAAAATGCAAAACAAAAACTTATCCGTGTCAGTATTTCCACTTAAAACAGTAGAGCTGGTCATTTCCTGCGGTGTGATAAAAAGTAATTCCATTATCTTCTCGGTTTTAAAAATCCGTTGTTAGGCATATTCGTTGGCTTAATAGTACTTAATGGTTCGGTGCTTTTTGGAATTTCAGTTTTTATCCCTAATTCTTTTAAACCACGTATCATTTTTTGAGCTTGTTCGATTGTAATATATTTATTTGATTTTTTCAAATATACTTTTCTTTGCCAAAAGTGATTACAACTGCCACCTCCTTTATATTTTAAAATATCGTAGGTGTCTGCTCCATTTGCTCCCCATCCCGGATTAACCGCTTTTTTACTTGCAAGCTCAATGTCTTCCTGCCTAAACACTCGCCCAGCAGTTATCATTTTTTTACAAAATTCACGTTGTGGGTTTAAACTTCCTGCATATTCAAATCTAACTTTAAAAGTGTCATTATCAATTTCGCTTGGAGCTAACGGTAAATTACTTGGTACGCTTGCAAGATTTAAAGGCACTGAATTTTCATCATATTTTTCAACATCAATTAAATCATATTCGCTTAAGTCTTCAACTTCCCCTGCTTCGATAAATAAATCTAAATCATTCTTTTTTTTTTCGTCTGAACTTAATTGTACTACTTTTTCAGATAATGGAATGAAATATAAATCTAAACCTATATTGTAAAAAGATAATACTTCTTCTAATGCTTCAATTATAAATGATTGTTTAGGCGCAATAACTCTTTTCATCAATTGACCTTCTGCTTCGTCCAATTCATTTGCGTTATTACCTAGCCCTCCCTCTGACATAATCCCGAACAACTTAGGTGATACAACTTTGTGACCTGTCATTATTTGCTGTCTACTTTCGCCTGTTAAATATTCCCATTGTTTGTGCTGTGCATCATTTACAGGAAATGGCACAATAGTTATTTCGGCATCTCTACCATTAAATGAAATGACAAAAGACATTGCATTTGGCGAACCTGTTAACTTTGCTTTTATTTGTGCTTCAAGTCTATCTTTTTCTTCGGGTGTTAATGTTCCTCCATCAGGAATATTTATAATATAACCCGCACTTAAACCTTTTTTGATTGAATTAATATAGAAGTTCGCTAACTCCTCCTCCATTTCTGCATAAGGTAATGCGCTCAAATAATCAGGGTCTGAAAAATAATTTTTACCAGCTTTGTAAGGTTTAATGCAATAGATTTCAATCGATTCGTTTGAAGTTCCAAAAGCAGGATATTCAGTAGGAGGATATTTAGACGTATTTGTCCAATCTTTTGAATGCCAATACGTCAAAATCTCACCATCTTCATTTTCTAAAGAAGGCACTATTTGTTGTTTAGGTATATGATAAATTGCTCCTAAATCTTTTCCGTTTTTAGCTTTTACAACTTGAAAAGATGCTTCTCCGAATAATTCAAAATCTGAAATAATTTTGCGTAATTCTTTTTTATTTAAAATAGTTACAAAGTTTATCCATTGCGATAGATTTTTATTTCTACACGATAAACCTTGTCCGTAAATCAAATCAATATAAGATGATATAATTGCAGCGTTCGTAGGTGAGCCGTTAAAACGGTCTATAATGTACTGGTAAAATTCGTTATTTTTACCATTTAATACCCAATTTCTAGACTTATTCTCTTGCAATTTAGGTCTTACATAATTGGATAATTGCAATAATCTTATATCGTTACTCATAATAATATAATTCGTTTGATGCTTTAAATGTTTGTGTACTTTGTGTTGTTACCAATAATTTTCCACGATATACAACATCAGCGCCGTCAGTTATTTTAATTTGAAATTTTTGTCCAGCAATGAAATCAAAATCAAAACTAATGATTAAATAACCGTCTGATACAGAAAATAGATTAGTTACCGTTTCTGATACCTGAGTTTCTTCGTTATATAAATTAAAAATTATTTCCGTTGGTATATCAAAACGATATATAATTTTTAATTCGTGTGCTGTATCGTTTGGGTTTACAATGTTCATATTATTATAATTAAAAAAACCCCCTTTTGTTGCAAAAGGAGGTTTAATTGTAAAAAAAATATCTAAACTAAAGCTAAAAACGCTGCTGTTGTAGCTGTGTCTAATTTAGGGGATAAACTTCCAGTTGTGGAAACTCCTGTCAAAGTATATCCGTTTAATTCTCCTTTTGCTCCTCCTGTTGTTTGAGCCACGGTAAAATCAATACCGTCCTCAATTCCTACAGCGTGGTAAATTCCATTTCTGTCTTTCACAACTGCCATCGGAAAACCATAAGCCAGTAAATTCATTTGAGCCGAAGTAGTAGCGTCAATTTTTTTCAAAACAACTGTAATGGTTTGAGTGTTCAGAGTAGTGCCTGAGTTTCTGTCAGGAACCATGCTTTCAGATACGTTGTTACCGTCCCCTTCTAATTCGTATTCAAACACATTTAATAACAATGGATTAATTGCGGTCGCAACTCCTGCTGTTACTGTAAATGGATTTTCAACGAAATTAAAAAGATAAAGTTTACCTAAACCTCCCAAACCTTGTTTACATTGTTTTAATCTTCCTGCTGTAATATCACATGCCATGATTATATATGTTTTTATTAAAGGGGGTAACTAAACCCCCTTAATTACTTATCACTATGCGATTGGTCTAGCCCAAACAATCTCAGCACCATTATAGTATCCTACTGCTGCGTTGTAAACCATTGTACCGATAATTTTACCGTTCAATAATGTTTCGTCTTGGTCAACCATTCTTACTTCGTTGTGGTCTGCCAACAATCCAGTTGCAAATATTAAGTTTTTAGGCTCTGCAATTACGATTGTAGAAGCTGGTAATCCGTTAACTTCTTCCAAAGTATATTTACCAAATTTAGGAGCAGTATTTGCATCACCGCCTAAACCATTAGCCACTCCTTTTGAAGATAACCAAAAACCGTAATACATATAAACATCAGGAGAAACTCCGATTTTCAATGTACGTCTGCGAATATCAACTGGAATAGCTGCTAAAGCTAATTTCAATTGAGCCTCTACATTTGCCTCGGTAATTGTGTCAACATCTACATCAACAACCGCTGCATCAGCTAAAAACAATTTTAAGAAACCGTCAAACTCATCAGCATTTGTTCCGTCACCGTTCCAAATATTGTCGTCTAATTCCTCAGCTGTTTGCCCTAATTTCTCAACAAGGATTGCGTCCATAATGTCTTTTGGTGCGCTATCGTTGTGTGCAGAGGCACCCATTGAATCTTCGCTCCATTGCGCTCTAAAATCTTCTTTACAAACTTCCCAGTCATCTTTGAATTTTTTAGGTTCTAAAACTTTTTCGCTCAAAGTAATTGCACCAGCTGGGACGTGTCCACAAGTGTATTCTCTTTTTCCGCCTGTCATTTGTATTTTACGCAAATTCAATTTATAATTTACGTTAGGAAATACTGTTACAAATCCTTTTGCAATTGTATCCGCTTCTTTAAATGCTTGTCCAACTATTTCGCCAGCTTCTTTGCCTGCGTAGTTAGAAGTAACTGTTACTGTAGTTGCCATATCTAATTTTTGTTTTTATTGATTGTGTTAAAAATTCTTTCTTTTGCAGTCATCTTTGAAAAGTCAACTTGTACGGGTGTGCTGTTAATTGGTTTAGATGCTGGTTGTTTTCCTAATTCTGAAATTTGGTTTTCCAAATCTGCAATCTTAGACTCTTGCGCTGTGTATTTAATCAAAATTGATTTGATTGCGCTTTCAATTTCACTTGCTATTTTAGCATCGTTTGAAACCCTTCCATCTTCTTGCGCTTCAACTACTGGAGCAGGAGCTTCTTCTTCAACTGCCATTGGCTTAACCTCTTTTACGATTCCTTCTTGTTCTACAACTAAGATAGTTCCATCTTCTAAAGGATGCTCTCCAACTGGTACAGGAACTTTTGTCCCGTCTTCTGCCGTTACCCAGCAAGAAATGCCTTCGCTTAATGTTTCGCCATCGAACTCGATTTTAAGCGAACCATCTGCGAGCATCATCGAGCCTAACTGTATCTTTTTCTCTGGAGTCAAAGCTAAAAGAATACGCTCTAATAAACTGTTTGTGTTACTCATTTTTATTTCTGTTAAATTTAATACTTTACCATCCAATACTTCAATTTCAATATCTGTCATTAATTCATACTTTCCATTTGGTAAATCATTCCCGTCCAAAGTTTGAATATTAGAGCCTTTTGTAATCATTGAATCTTTAAACCAAATGTCGATACCTGTTGTTGTTTGGTTTTTAGATAATTTCACTTCTTCAAGTGACAACATTGCATCAATACTAAATCCTTGTACTTTGCCAGTCTTTACATAATCATTCCAAACCTCCTCACTATCTACTTTCATAACCGCAACCCAACTACCCTTTGGGTACTTAAAACCAAAGTTTGTAGATTTGTCAATATCAGGATTTTCAACTATCCAGCTTTCAGTAAACGTTACGCCTTGAATATTTTGCTTAACATCGTGTTCAATTGTTGAATTTGAATGAGAATTATTTTTAAAGAAACCATAAGACAAATCTTTTATAGTTTCTTCGTTAAAAACAATATTAAACTCCTCCCCGTTTTGATTTCGATAAATTGGCTTATTAGGCTCTAAAACCAAACCTATTAAAATACGCTGCTCTTTGTCAACTTCTTTTAATTGGATTTCGTTTTTTGATAACGCAATAAATAACCCCTCCATTGCTGGATTCTCGACTAAAGAAATGCCATACACTCCTTTGTTTTTTAATGGGTCGTATTTCGCTTCGTAGGTTTTCATTATGAAATACTTCTTAAAATAGAATCGTTTTTTTGACCTGTTTTTATTTGGTCGTTTAAATCCATCTCAATAGAAACTAACTTTCTGATAGCTGCGTCATCTCCTAAAATTTTAGCAGCAGACATTAAAGGTTCCACTTGTTTAATTAAAGTTTGCGCTTTAACAGCTTTTTGTCTGTAAAAATTAGCTAAAGCTGTAGCTTCATCTTTTCTTATCAATGCATTGTCTGTTGTTTGCTTTCTTAAATCATCAATCCCAGCAAATTGAATATTGCTTTCAAACGCTAATTTTATTTCTTCTACTTTCATTTTTTAAGTGTGTTTTAATTAATAATTATTTTTTATTTGTTTTGTTGCTTTTTTGCACTATATCGATGCGCTTTTCACTATGTTTCTGTCCATTTCCTGACCTGTTGTCATATCTTTTGAAACAACATAAGCCTTAAGCGGTGATTGATTGTTTATTGAGCTTGCAATCTGATTCGTGCCTGTGCCTTGAACTAAATTAAATGAAGGTGCTTGTGGCGCTGCTGCGCCTCCTGTACTTGGTGCGCTACCTCCTCCTTGTTCATTTGTAGATAAAATCTTTTTTACATTCATTAAACCCATAGCTCCAATACTAACAGCGTTTGCAATTCTTAAAGCTTGTCCGAATGGTTCCGGAATAGTTGAAGGTGCTGATAAAGCTGCTGTAATACCCTGATAAGTATTCATTGTAGCCTGTGCCGCTGCCACGCCTTTTGCTAACTTACTCCCTTTTTTGGCAAACATATTTACCAAATCAAAAACAGAATTAGCAATTTGAACTTTAGATTCTTTTACTAATTCCTCATCTTTTATTTTTTGCTCGGCTCTCTTTTTGCTGTCTTCATATTCTTTTTCTTCATTGTCATTTATTACTTTTAAACCTTCTTCAAGTATAGATACTTTATCATTTTTAGATTGAATAGTATTTTCTATATCAGCATCAATTATGCTTTTTCTAAAGTCATTAAATTCTTGCGCTTCTTTCTTTTCTTCTTCAATCTGTTTTAATCTTTCGGCTTTTCTTTTTTCCGCATCTGCTTTATCTTTTTCTGCCTGTCTTTCGTTTTCCTCATTAATTTTATCCTGCTTATCTTTTCGCTCTTTACTTAAATCTTCATTATGCATTTTATCGATAGCCAATAACTCTCGATTTAATCTTCTAGCTAAAGCAACTTGATTCGCTCCTTCTTCCTTAATGGCTTCGTTGTATGCGTTCTTAGCGTCTATTTTAGCTTTGGTATATTTGTTAACCAAATCGCCTTCTTCTGCTAAAAATTTCTTATTCATAGCTAAAGACTTGTCAGCCTGCGCAGTCAAACGAGCCATGTTTCTTTCTGCTTCCGAAGTAACTCCTATAAAATCAGTAAATGATTCAACTAAATTACCTACAAATTCGCCAACCGTAGCAAGACCAGGAATAAAAGCCAAAACAGCTTTTTTAACTTTGTCGAAATTTGCAATTAATAAACCTAAACCGATAACCAAAAGTCCTATTCCTGTAGCTGCTAAAGCAATTCTAAAAGCCTTCATTGCTCCCGTAGATGTTCCGACAACTGTAGTTGCAATAGCTTGTTGTATTGCTGCTGCCTTTTGACTCTTGGTAAATAACCAAGAAGCCTCAACTGCATCTTTTACAGTCATTGCCAACCCTCCTGTAGCATCATTAAGCAATCCCATAGCTCCTCCGTTATCCAAAACAGATTGCGAGCTTTCACCCATTGAGCCAACCAAAGACCTTTGTTGTTTTTCTAGGTCACTTAATGAATTGTCTAGCTTGTCGACTTTTTTATTTACCTCGTCTAGTCCTGTTTCCTTAACTACTATGTTTATTTGTTTTTCAATAGCCATCTTATTATCTTTCTAAAGTAGTTATCAATTTCTCTTTTGCCCTTTGCAATTTCTGTGAATTCACCAGCACCAATAAAATGATGCGATTGCAATAATGTTATTATTTCAGCTATCATTGTCCTTTGTGTGTTCTAATTATTACTATCACAATATCATAAATACTTATATCTCCGTTAAGCGGAGTCACTTCAATAGTACCTCCATTAGCTATGAACGTAGCTCCTGTAAAATAACTTAAATCAATATCAAATCTTTGCTCGGCTCCAGAGCCTTTAGAAAAAAGTAAAGTTTCTTGGCTTATAACATTTAAAGAACCACCTATATTAATCCCGACATCTGCCAATCCGTTTGCTACATTCATTTTAGCTTTAAATCTAAGAGACAAATTAAAAGCGTCACCATCATTAACAGCCATTATTTTATCGGTTGTCTCGTTCCAAAATGTTGTAACTCCTGAGGGTATTTGTGTTTGTATCTTTACTACAGTTCCCGTTAAGATTTTACCTGTAACGCCTGATAAAATAACTAAAGGCGAACCTACTGTATAAGTAGAATCGGTTATTTGTTCCCATCCTGTGAAATTATAAACCTCGTCAAAGTTGTCATTTACTTTATCGAATGAATTTCTTATCGTGTCCCCTGTTCCATCATTTGAAACAGTCCCTATGTTTACAATTTGATTAGCCATTATCTGCTGTTATTAAGTTAGTATCTGCTTTTATTGTTCCATTATCTGCTGTTACAACTGTGCCGTTTTGCGTAATAAAAATATCTATTGTTTGTAATGTATCTAAATTAGTAATCGTTACATTATTATACCTAACTAAACCAGTATTATTTTGTAAAAATGTAAAATACACTATCGTACCAACTATTGAAACGCTTAACCAAGTATCATCATCTATAGTAGCTGTTGAGTTTCCTATATTAACTATCGTTGCTGTCTGTGTTTGTGCTGTGTATTCCGCAGTAATTTCGTTTACACTAGAAGTAAATCCAGCTATAACTGCGTCAAAAGCATTGATTAAATTTAAAGATATTTCACGGGTCAATAAATTTAAATTAAAGTTGTCAATACGATAGTAATTATTTTTTATTTCTAAAATATCATTAAGCTTTAATTGCAATAAAATACGTAAAGGTAAAATAGCATTGTATTTAAAATTACGTCTCTTTATATTAAATATTGAACCCACATAATCAGCATAATAATTTGAATATAGTGTGTGTTCACTTGCTATATTATCCCATTCATTATTTTCAATGCCAAATACCAAATTATATTTAGGCTGTGCAAAATCAACTGAATGGGATGGAGTATTTATATTCCCTGTTAATTCTTCTTTAATTCCAGAATCATTAATATAACCTATTGTTTTAGTCCCAATAGCCGTGTTAATGTTATAAAATATATGTGGTGAAGGGCTTACTGGTTCAATCTTTTCATCAAATATCCCCCCATACATTATATTGGTCATATCGCCCCCGTTAAGGTCCGGCAATCGTTCGTATATAAACTGCTCGAATGGTACTGATATAGTCAAAGCCTCACCTTCTAAAGGAGTTCCTGTTGGTGTCCCGTCATCAGTCAATAGTGTTTCTTCGTCACCGTATGCAATGCCTGTGTTCTTTTTAAATTGACTGTTTAATAAAGTAATAGGTTCTTTAAAATTAAACTTAATTTCGTTTAATAAATTACCCCTTGATACTTCTTGCGTGTCTGTCTTTACGTATCGTGTAATATTCCATACTCTAGCAAGTGCGTAATAGTTATTAATAGTATCTACATATAAATTCTCATTGTCATCTGAAATAACAACCAATTTAAACATAGAAAATAATCCTTTTAAAAAGTCTATTATCTTTAATTTAGGTATATTAAATCCAACATTAAAAACACCTTCGATTGTTTGTTCTGGGAAATCAGCTACTCCGTTATATGATTCGTAATTAAACTCAATAGTTAATCTACTTGTAAATTTAAATTCTTCGTTTGCCGAAATATACCAAGAATGTTTTCGTCCTGTGTTTCTGGCTATTTCCCAGAATGTATCTTTTGTACCCGTTAGATTAGAATAAGTTCCCCAGCTATTACCGTCCAATCTTCTTTCAACGGAATAAGGAACACTTTCATATCCAGCACTAGGGGTAATTTTTACAAGTCCGTATATCCTTTTACCGCCTGCTACAAATGTGTCTTCTGTTAAATCTAAAGTTCCTGCATTCGCTCCAATTGTTCCGATATTAGTAATATCCATTCTAACCTCATTGTTAGATTTTTTAGACAAACTAGCATCATTATTTAACCACAAATAAAGATTTTGAAATTCAGTTGTTGCAAAAAAATCACGTGAAAATACAATGTTATATTTGGATTCAATTGCTTCAATTATTTTTATCAAACGGATTGAAGGTCTGAGCAAATCCCAGTTAACGCCAGTATTAGCACCACCTGTATAGGCTATATTTGCAAGGGTGTCCGTGTTTATATTTTCACTTCCTGACCTGTAGTATAGTTGCTTCTTCGTGAATAGATTATAAATTAAATCTCCGCTTGTTTGTAAATAACCTTTAACTGTATCACTATCGTAAGAATGATTAAATGCCGAAAAATCTAAACTTGACAGCTCATCATTCTTTAATTTATCCTTTAATGAAACTAAGTTGCCTACAAAGTTTATTGAATAACTTGAAGGTTTGCCTTGTTTTAAAATTACTTTTTCTAAAGACCATTTCCCATAACGAAAAGGCAATCCGTCTAATTCAATTCGTCCACTTACCTTTACACGTGCGTCGAATGCGTTATCTATATTAGCATCATAGTAATGCTTAAAAATACGGTTGTTATTGTTTGACGCAGGAACAGTAAACGACTTGGCATAGTCAGTTGTATTCTTAGATATATCGTTAACGTTAGCAATCGAACTATTAAGTTCTATGCCTTCGTCCTCGAACAAATCCATAACATCATCCCCGATATATAATTTAAGCATCATACGTTATTGATTTCATTAAATGCATACTCAAACTCAATCTCATAATTAATTAATCGGTCTTTCATTCTTGTTTTATATTCAATTGACTTACTGCCCATTTTCAAAGGTGTATAGGTTCCGTCTTTAAAACTCCAAACACGCTCGGACAAAATCAATTGTTTAAATGTTTCATTCATTGACTCATCAACAAAACCGCTATTCATTTTAAATTTAGACTTACCTTGAACATTATAAGTTACATATTGGTGATTTCCAAATAACGGCTGTCCTCTGTCTGTTTCAAACTCCTCGTTTGTGATAGACATCGATTCTGTTTTTGCTTTGAAAAAAGTCATAAACTGCAAAGCACCTTCTTTATTTTGGAATGCTATATCTACAGGGTCATATCTACATTCATCTTGAATTAATAAGGTAATTGTTTCGCTATTAAAAACTATCTCTACATATTCGTCGCTAATTGTTTCCGATAAGTCTACCCATATATTCTTAACCAACTCTGAACTTGTCATGCTTAACGGGTCAGATATAGAATAATTAATTTCGTTATTCGGGTATGAAATTACTGTGATCATCCTTCTAATATTTTTACAGGAACATTAAACACACCTGTACGATTAACTTTAAATTCAACTCCAGACATTAATATTCTATTGCTCGGTATGTTTCCATTTTCTCCACCCATTCCATAGTTATATCCTTTTGCAAACAAATCAATTAAAAAATCTTGCTCATCACTAACTGTTATCTCATCCAGTAATAAGTAAGTATAAGTTAAAGTAACCTTGACCCATCTTTGATTATCGCCATCTATTAATCCTGTAGCTATTCCAGTAGCTGGCATAAAATCAATAAAGTCGTTTATTAATCGAGCTATATTTACTTTATCATTTCCTGTTGAAGATGTTGGATTGTTCTTTGTCATGGAATAACTTGAAGTTGCAGGAACAGCTGACTTTAAACCATCCCAAACGTATATTTTCATCGTGTATGATGTACACGTTTCCTCTGATATTGGGTCTACAAAAGGAATACTTAAATAATATGGCGAAAGTGTTTTAATCATTTTAATTTAACTTTTAGTTGTTGTTCAACTTCTAATGCATAAGCCGCGTAAATATCATCAGGAACTCTTTGAAACGCTGCCTCAAATGGTTTAGTAAAAAAATTAGTTGTTTCTAAACCTTTATTCCAAATTGAACGCATTATCAAAAAAGCGGTTGACTTATAGGATAGAAATTTGCCTGACCTCCTATCTTTAAATTGGATTCGCTTCCTTGCTACCCAACCATTTATCCCTTTAGTCAATCCTCCGCTTTTTCCTGTTCCAGTTCCAAATTTAAAAGGACTGTTAGGCGCTTTTGCGCTACTTGAAACTCCTTTTACTCCTTTGTCTACAAACTCCCAATAGTCATTGGCATTTCCAAAGTCAAAACTTAAAGTAGTTGTATTGTTTGTTTTTTCAATCTTGAACTTAATACCGCTATATAATGCGCTAGTGTCTTTTTTCTTTTTCTTAGACAGATTAGACTTTGATTGCTGTACTACATACCGACCGAACTTATTTAACTCATCTACTACTGACATAATGATAATGTTGTATTAGGCACTTCTACTGTAAACGTTAACCTTGCACCATCCAACAACTTAGAACCTTCTAAACTGCCTAATTCAAATGTAGGGTTTTCACTTGCAGTAATATTATTTTCTTCAAAATCTGTGTACATTTTAAGCCACATACGATTAAGAACTGCAATAGCTAAATTATGATTATCCACTTCATTATCTTGTCCCCAAAAATCATCCGTTTGAACTTCTTTGTTTATATCTCTAATATCAAAGCAAGATAATTCCACATTAAAATTAACCGTATTACCATTTGTAAAACCACCAGATTCAATCATTACATTAACCAAAGGAAATATAGTTTCTTTGTTTAGGTCTGCTGATTTCATTACTTTATTTACCTGCTCGTCTGCTTCAGCAAGTTGTTTAAAGTATAGATATAATTCCGATAGCTGATTCATAATTCAATCGTATTAGTATTTCGTGTCATTATTTTATGCTTCAATTTTTGTTTGTCAATCTTATGCGCTAAAAACAAATGAAGCTCATGTATATTTGTATTTAAAACAGTTTCAAGTTTCCAAATTTTGCCTTTACATAACTCAAAAATAGTTGCGTCCCATCCCCATTTTTCAAAGTACTCACTTGCATTTTTCCCCTCGGTTGTTCCTCCACCATATATTTCTGGGTATAGTTGCATAATTCGTTGGCTAAACTCGAAAAAAAAACCATTGCACCATTCACAATCGACAAAGGCATGTGTAGCATTATGTTTGAGTATTTTTCAGTACCTTCATAGCTTATGATTGAATAGTTATCAAAAACATCTTTCTTTTTAATAGGTCTGAATAATACAGCCATAAGGTTGTGCATTTTATCTATATCGCTCCCATAAAGAGAAAGGTCTCTATATTCCCCTGCTGTTATTTTATCTAAGTTTGGAATAAAACCAAACTCAACATCTTGCATAAAAAAAGTAGGTGTAAACTCTACTGTTTGATTTAAAGCCGAATCAATCTGTTCGGTAATTTCTTTATAATCTTTTTGACTTATTAAGTCAAGGTTATTACGCTCTATACCTGTAAAAATTTCTACTTTTCTTTTATCGAATTGTTCGGGTGTTAAATCTTCACGCTCCAATAGTTTGCTATACTTTTGGAACTGACTTAATTTAATATCGTGTATAGATTCTGGTAAAGTAATTTTCATATTATTATAATTAAAAAATTGTCTTTTTGTTGTTAACGAATGTCTATATTAAAACCGTTAATCAAATTTCTTTCGATTCCATAACACGTCAAATCTACGTGTTCATCATGTTTAGCGTTAGGGAAGGTACCCACTTGTTGCAAAAATGATTCATTCCAAATTCCTTTAACTAATTTAACTCTTCCCCCTTCTACAAAAGGGGAACAAGCTCTTACGTTTTCAATTTTTGAATTATTAACAAATTCTGTTTTTATTTCAGCTACATTCAATTTGCTTTCAGAAAGAATCATTTGCTTAATAGACTTGCCAGAAGCTTTTGGTTCAACTAAAGTTAATGATACTTTAACTTCGCTTGCATTTATATGACTTGGTATAAATTTTAACAACTCTGGTAGCTCCATATATTTATCAATAGAAGACCAAATAATATAATTATTATTCCATTTTGCGCCTATTTGAAAGCCAGTAGGGTCATTAGCTGTATTTTTAGTGTATGCTCCATCTATGATTAATTCCCATTTTAAATTTGGCGGTAAAGTATTTTTGTCTATTATTTCAAACCAATCTTTTTTCCACTCTCCCCCTTCGTCTGGTGATGGAGTTTGCATATATTGTCCTGCAAAATTATATCTATTTGCTTGCCTAATTTGTTCTAATTCTTCAAAACCATGCTTGTCAGACCACAGAGGCTCATTGTTTTCATTTAAAGCAGGTAAACATAAATGTGTCCATTCTTCACCGCTACCTCCATTTAATAAAAAACCGCTTAAATCTTCTTCGTGTAATCGCTGCATGATTACAATTATAGGTGTTTCACGGTCATTTACACGGCTTCTAATTGTAGAATTATATCTTTCGTTAACCGCAGCTCTTTTAACATCGCTTTTAGCATCATCTGGTTTTAATGGGTCATCAATTATAATAGCACCAGCAAACATTTTGCTTTCCGAAACACCCGCTCCAAATCCTGTAATTGCCCCTCCACTAGCAGTAGCATAAACACCTCCTCCATCTTCGTTAAACCATTTCTTTTTCCCTTGTGCGTCTTTTTTTAACTTCATTTGCCACAGGGATTGGAATGATTCGCTTTCAATATATTCCTTTGTTTGGCTTGAATTATCTAAAGCTAAATCATCAGAGTATGATAAATGAATAAATTTTGATTGTGGATTCTTGGCTAATGCCCAACTAATAAAACACTTTACGGCTAATTCAGTTTTACCATATCTAGGAGGAATATTTATGATTAATCGTTTTGTTTTTCCGTTAGCAATGTCCATTAATGCTTTAGCTATAATAATAAAATGAGGCGCAACTATAAAATTGCGCCTATGATTTTCTTTATAAATATAACGGGTGAAAAATAATAAATCATTCTCGCATTTTACTTTTATAACTTTTTGTTCATTAGTAATATTGTTCGAGATTTCCATTTATTTTTTTTATTTCTTCATCTGTAAGTTTGCCTGCGTCTATATTAATATTCTCAACTGTTTCTTTTGGTTTTCCAAAGATATGTTCAGCTATAAACATTTTACCGCGTTCAAAAGAATATAGAGTTTTAGCAAGTTCTTGTTTAGCTTCTTCGTCCGTTTCAACTGAATGCACGGATTTAATCATAGACAAAAAAACCTCATTTGCTTTTTCTATATCAGCTTTTCTTTTCGCGCCAGCTCCTTCCCTTTTTCCTCCTTTGCCTGCCATTGATTTTAATATTGATTATTCATAACTATTATAAACTTTATCTAATTTATCAATCATACTAATTAAAGGTTTAGGGCTACAACTTGAACACGGAAACCAAACAGGTCTATCAAATACACTTGCATATAATTCACAAACATAATCTACTTGTTCTTTAGGCAATGTAATAGTTCGTACTGCAACAAATTCCTTCCAACTATTATATTCTTGTTCTGTAAAACATCGTGCCTTAAATCGATATGGAAACAACTCATTAAGCTTTTCTTTTCTTTTATCGCAACCACAATCTTTCCCTTCAACAAATATTTGCAGACCTGTAGCATGAATTATTTTTTCAACTGTATCCCCTAATCCTATACTTCTTTTTTTTCTGCCCATTTTTCTTTTTCTTTTTTGATAGTTTTAAATATAAAATGATAATTTGTATTTAATTCTTTTCCGATTTCACGAAGTGATTTAGTTTGATTCATTTCGATATATTCCTTCGCTACCCAATAGATGTTGTCAATTACTTTTTTTTCTTTATCGTCCAGTTCAAATGCTTCTGGACTGGCTAAGGTATAAAAATTTTCTATTGAAACTGTTTTTTTAGTTCTTATCTCTTGTAAAAAAATATTTTTAATTGTAATAATTACATAAAAGTCATTAATTTCTTTTTTGCAATCGGCTAGCCTTAAATACATTTCACTAACTAAGTCGTCGGCTTGCATTCTATCTTTGCATATCTTGTACGCTATTTGTCTCCAATAAGAGTCTTTTTTGCAAAGAGTTTCTAACATAATTATTACTTGATTAAAACAAAGTTAATAAAAAACCCTTACAATTATGCAAGGGTGTCAATAATTTTACAATTCAACAATTTTTCAGCTTCTTCTTTTGTATATGTTTTGATTATTTCAGCCCATTTGCCGTTGTCAAATATCTCATATCCTGCATAATAAAGTTTATTTGATATACAATTAAATACATAAGTACCTTTGTTAAGTATTCCAATTACTCCAGTAGTTGATTTTACAACAACTAGGTCTATCAGTCCTCTTTTCTTCGCCTCACGAATCAAAGCTTCTTCAACTTCTTGCGTAGTGGCTTCATGCCATCCTTTAAAACCTGAAGTCCATCCGCGTGTTGAATATTTAAAATCATTACGATAATCAAATCCAAAACCTAAAAAATCACTATTATATAATTCCTCAATATAAGCTAAAGAGTTGCTATCATGATATACATACCACTTACCAACATCTAACTTTTTTTCAAACACTTCTGGAAACTCATCTTTCATGTTATATTTAAATATTGTTTCTTTGCTTATTTCATATTTTTTAGATATTCCACAAGCATCTAAAAATAGTTTTTTCATAATCCAAATGTTTTTTTAAATGTTTTTAATTCTTCGGTTGCTGATGATATTTCGTATTTTCCTGCTCTGAAATAAATTCTAAAATACTTATTGCTTAACCATCCGGAAACACTTATAAAATCTTCCGTACAGTACTCTGAAATGTACGTAACATTACTGTTAGTTTTCGCTTTGTGTAAAAAATCTTCTGCTGTCATGGGAATATTTTTATATTATGACTTTCAATAACGTCAATATCGAACATTTTAGCCCATAAAATTAGTTTTGTATGGTTTATGTGCTTAAAACGTTTTTGTTGGCTTAAATAGCTCTCAGAAGTTCCTACGTAAGCAGCAAACTGTTTATTATTCAATCCTGATTTAAATATCAGGTCGTTGATTAGTTCTTTCATAACTTCGTGGCTTTTAAAAATTCATCAAAGAATAGTTTTTCAGCGTAAGACAACTTATCGTAAGGCATACCGTTTACTAACCACTTACCATTCGTTTTGGTTATTTCAACTTTGTTAAGCGGTTGGTTGAAAACTTCATCGTTCGGGTCAATTGTCGAATTACCATAAAGAGGTAAATCACGCTCTGGAATTAAGCCGTTTAAAAGGCTTTTATTGTTGTTGTTGATTGTATCTTTCATACTCCAAAGATTAAACTTATTAATATTCTGACTGGCAAATAGGCTGCTATCGTACAGCCTATTATAATTTGTGTTTTTAGTTTCATAATGTGATAGTTTTAAATTATAGTGTAAAGATATAACTATTATTTAGATAAACAATACATTTTAATAAATAATTCCAAAATTTATATAATCAATTTTTTTATTTAATTCATCAAGGCGTTTTGGATTGTCCTGAGACACTAACAAAGCATTGCGTTCCTTGATTAGGTCGGTGAGGGTTGGTTTAGGTTGTTTTTTCATTCTTCAATATCTTCCGATAAATTTCGTTTACTTTTTCTTTGTTTACTCCCATCCTGCAATAATGATTCATTATGCGTGTGATTCTAAATAGTGGCGTTTTGTTCATGGTTAATTATTTTTTTAAATTCGTCTAAGCTTCTTATCAAGTAATATTTAAATCCTAAATCTGAAACAACATTTTCAAAGTCTTTTTGTTTGTCTGATTGTTTTCCTGTTTCTGTTTTCAATTCTACAAAGATGCATTTATTTGGCATCAATAAAATCAAATCTGAAACCCCCGCTACTACTCCTGTAGCTTTTAATGTTTTTGCTTCTAAAATATTCCTACTACCTCCGTTTGGAACTGCGAAAATAAAACCTTTTCCATTTATTTGGCAGTTGTTTTTAAACCAAACAAAAATCTGCTGTTGCAATTGTGACTCTGTCATGTTACCTTTTTTTTGTTGTTACCTTTTTTGTTACTTTTTTAAAATCTATCTAAACCCCTATAAACACTAATATGTTACCTTTGTTACCTTTGTTACCTTTTTTATTTTAAAGTATGCAGGATAATTATTTTTTTTATTATTATCGTTTTTTATATATTTTTTTTATTTTTTCTAATATATCTTAAACTTAATTTAGTAAAAAAAAGGTAACATGGTTAACTTATTGATTTTCATTAACTTACAAAAAATTAAAATGGTAACGTTACCTTTTCTTCGTTCGTAAATTGATTTTTTTCATATAAAATGAATCCTTTTTTTAATTCTTCACCGTATCTATGTACTTTGTAATCCATATTATTACGCACATAAATTTTGCGCAAATCATATTTTGAAAATTTAATATTTGTATTTGAAAATATTTTTAAAATTTCACCTTTGTTTAAAACATTTTTAATGTAAAAATCGTCTGTAAGTTCTAAAGAGAATCTAGTAAAGAAAATATCTTCCATTTCGTCATTCTCATAGAATTCATCATTTTCACTTTTCATTAGCTCCAAATCTTGTTCTTTTCTTATCACCCATTCAAAACCATTCTTATAAAGCGCATAAGCTTCGGCTAATAAAGCTTTTGAATCAAAGGTTATACATTCTTCGTATTTAATAGAATCAACTCTTATTGGCAATATTCTACGATTCCCTGTAGGGTCTTTTAAAATATCTAATTCGTTTGTGCTTCCCAAAAGTGAAACCTTTCTAAGTTCACGGCTATCATTTATACCGTATGCTTTCCTATCCACGGCTACAGACATATCGGATACTGACTTAAAATTCTTTACATCTTTAGAACCAACTCCCCCAAACTCATCATCATACATAATTATGTTACGGCACATTCTAAACTTGAAATCTTTTGTTTCTTCAATCTTGCCCTCAACAAAATAATCTTCAAAATCTTTAGGTAAAATTTGCCTGCACCATGTTGACTTCCCTATTCCCTGCCTTCCCCCGGCTAAAACTATTGTCAAAGGTGATATCTTGTCGCTTATTCTTTTTCTATGTATGTTGTTCATCATTCCGACTATCCACGAAGTGAAGTAAGCTACGTTTATTTCTTTTTTTGGTTCTA